CTAGAGCTCCTGTTACTACATCAAGGCCAAAAACAAAACCTAAGCCCAAGCCAAAACCAGCAATTGTTTCAAGACCTAAAGTCACGCCTCGTCCTTCTTCGGTAAAGGTTGCTACTCGTCCAAAGGTAAGTGGCGAAGATTTAATGAAAGTTGGTCCTCAAGAAAAAGGAAGAGCCAGCATTCCTAAGATTAATTTGTCTAGTGTAATACCTGGAGCGAACATTAATATTCAGGAAATAATTAAGCAAGTTACACAAACCCCAACTGCTCAAGCTCCATCAGAAACAAAAGAAGTTATTAAAGAAAAAGAAAACATAGTAAGCAAGATTGCTAATCAACCAACTTCTGAAGACAAATCTTTTGTTGAGTTGGCTATAGATGAAACAAAAAAGAAAAGCGAATCTATCTCTGATGAAGAAATGCTTTCAATACTTCAAAAATTATTTAAAACAGAACAACCTCAGCAACAACCTAAAATGCCTCAAATGCCTCAAGTCCCTCAAGTCCAACAATGGGATATGATGGGACAACAACAAACTGGAAGCATGATGCCGACTCCAATGTCTGCTGTTGTTAAAGGTCCATTTATGCCTTTACCCATGCCGCCACAAATGCCTTCTGAAATGTTTGGTGGTTATGGAGGAACGGCTCCAATTGTTCCGTCAATGCCTTATGCGGGGTTGGGTAATTTTCCTCAAATGCCTCGAATGCCAGCGTCTAATTATAATTTTGATGAAGAGCCTGGAGGCCCACCAATGCCAACTGGACCTGTTTTTGGAGGTAAGGGGGACGTTCTTGGAGGCAGAAAAACCGGCTGGGAGGTTGATCGTAGTGGCGAAATTTAAGTAAAAAAAGATATTAAATGGATTCACTCGCATTAGCAGATTACATTTTAAAGAAGTTCAACGACTATGAAGAACGAGCCAAAGACTATTTGTCTGGTGGCGCAATCAAAGACATGGAGGATTACAAATTCGTCATGGGTGAGTTATCGATGCTTCGCACCCTGCGAGAAGACTTAAAAGAAGCATTGCATATTGAAGGAGATATCGATGAGTGAACCCCAAGTGGACACTGTCGCACAAACGTCTATTGCAGACGCATACATCGAGCCAGAAAGTCGGGTCTTAAATCCTGAATTACTGGACAAATCGCTCTTAGAGCGCATGCCTAATCCAGCAGGTTATCGATTATTAGTTATGCCTTACAAAGGTAAGGGAATGACTGATGGTGGTATTATGCTGACTCAATCAACCGTAGATAGAGAAAATTTGTCCACGATTGTTGCCTATGTATTAAAAGCTGGCCCTTTGGCTTATCAAGATGAAGGTAAGTTTGGGAATGTTCCTTGGTGTGAGGAAGGTGATTGGGTTCTGATTGGCCGTTATGCGGGTGCTCGTTTTGCATTTGAAGATGGCGAAGAAGTAAAAATCATTAACGATGATGAAGTAATTGGGACCATAGCAGATCCCGATGACATCAAATCACTATAGGAGTAAACCATGGCTGAAGAAACCTTGACTGAAGCTCTTGCCAATCTCAATGATGAAAACATTGATAAGGCTGCGCTTCCTGAACAAAGGCGTGTTGAAGAAGATACTTCTGAAGAATCTACATTTATCGAGTTAACCGAAGAAGATGTTAACAGTATTGATCCAATTACTGATGATGTGGTTCAAGAGGAATTTGAATCAAAGCCTTTACCTAATGAAGAAGAATTAAACGAAGTAGAGCGAAGAAACAAAACTGCTAAAGATCGAATCAATAAGTCAGTAGCACAAGCCAAAGAATTTCAACGTAGAGAACTGCAAGCATTGCAATATGCCAAAACTCTTCTTGAGAAAAACCAAGAACTTGAGGGTAAATTAAACCAAAGCCAAAGTGCAGCGGCTGAAGAAAACTTAAAAGTTCAGAAAAGTTATGGTGTTGAGTTTGAAAACCGTATTGAGGCTCAAGCAGAAGGAGCAAAAAAAGCTCTGAAAGCAGCAATGGATGCTGGCGATCAAGATGGTTTAGTTGAAGCACAACAGCTACTGGCTAGAGCAGAAGCGGATCGAACTGCTTTAAACCAATACAATCAAGATCTTGAAGAATATGAGCAAAATCTTGAAACCTATAATACGCAGCAAGCAGAGGCTCAAGTAGAAAGCCCTGCTCAATTGCAACAAGTTCCACAAGAGCCCGAATATCAAGAGCCTTCTGATAAAGCAAAGCAATGGGCAAATGATAATAAATGGTTTGGAACTGATCGAATTATGACTCGAGTGGCAATGGGGATTCATGAAGACCTTGCTGAGACTGGCATTGACTTGGAATCTGACGAGTATTATTCTGAATTGAATAAAATTATGCGACAAGAATTACCGCATAAGTTTGAGAACGCTGTAAACGACAGAAAAAACGTCCAGACTGTCGTTTCGACTACGCGCACAACTGGAAATGGACGCAATCAAAATGATCGTAGGATTGAGTTGAGTCCAAGTGAACAGCAATTAGCTAAGAAACTTGGAGTTCCATTCAAAGAATACGCAAAACAAAAGATGAGGTTACAGAACTCATGAGCGAACAAGAAGCTAAAAAATCGAACGCAGGATCTAATCGATCTTCGCGCACACAAAACGAACGATCTAATACGGCTGCTCGAAAACCATGGGCTCCGCCTCAAGTGTTGGAAACGCCCCCTCCTCCACCTGGAATGCATTACAGATGGATACGAACTCATATTCGGGGAGAGGAAGATAAGACCAATGTACATATGCGCTTTCGGGAAGGCTATGAGCCTGTAAAACCTGAAGAAGTTCCTGGCTATGATTTGCCGGTAATGGAAGAGGGAAAGCATGCAGGTACAGTTGGTGTTGGCGGTTTAATTCTGTGTAAAATACCAGAGGAGACCGTTGGGGAAAGAAATGCTTATTACCAACGTCAGACTGACCACCAAATGCAAGCGGTGGATAATGACCTGATGAAGGATGAGCACCCTGCTATGCCAATCTCAAGTGAGAGAAAGACGCAGGTAACTTTTGGGAATTCTAAGCGTTAGTTTAGAATTGTTATTTTGATTGTGTTACGGAGAAAGTAAAAGATGGCTAATAATGACGCCCCTTTTGGACTCCGCTATGTACGAAACGTACAGGGCAAGTATAATAACTCTGGACAATCTCGTTATCGCATAACCACTGGCGACCAAACCAATACGACTAATATTTACCAAGGTGACATTGTTACTCAAAACACCGCTGGTATTGTCACTCGTATTGCTAGGGCTGATGGTGGAAGCGCGACTAGCGACATTATCATAGGTGTATTTAATGGTTGTTTCTATACAGATCCAACTACTAGTAAGCCTACTTGGAGTAATTACTGGCCTGGTAATGCAGCTACAGACGCAATTGCATTTATTTATGACGATCCCTTTGATGTCTTTGAAGTGCAAGCGGATGCAGCCTTTCCTGTCGCAGACCTCTTCGGCAACTTTGATATTGTCGATAATACTGGTACAGGAAGCAGTGATAGCGGAATTTCCTATGTGGAACTAGATGTTACTACGGGAGCTACTACAGCTACCCTACCAATGAAAGCCCTGGATATTTCTGGAGACCCAGAAAATTCAGATGTAAGTTCAGCAAACACCAACGTGCTTGTTACTATTCAGAATCATCTGTTTGGTCAGAAGCAAGTCGGTCTAGCTTAGGAGGATAACTAATGGCTATTTCAAGAGCACAGTTAGCCAAAGAGCTAGAGCCTGGACTCAATGCTTTATTTGGCATGGAGTATGCGCGTTATGAAAACGAGCATGCGGAAATTTTTGAGACTGAATCTTCAGACAGAGCGTTTGAAGAGGAAGTTCTTATTGTTGGTTTCGGTAATGCCGATGTTAAAACTGAAGGTCAAGGTGTTGTTTATGACAGCGCGAGCGAAGGTTTTACCGCTAGGTATACTCATGAAACCGTGGCACTGGCATTTGCTTTGACCGAGGAAGCCGTAGAGGACAACCTTTATGACCGACTTGGCTCGCGTTATACGAAGGCTTTAGCCCGAAGTATGGCTCACTCAAAGCAGGTTAAAGCTGCCAATGTTCTTAACAACGCATTTTCATCAAGCTATACGGGCGGTGACGGCAAATCACTTGTTGCCACTGATCACCCATTAGCTGGTGGCGGAACGCTATCGAATCGACCAACTACGTTTGTGGATTTGAACGAAACGTCCTTAGAAAATGCTTTGATTAGTATTTCAACTTATGTTGATGACAGAAACATGATCTTGGCTCTTCAAGGAACCAAGCTAATTGTTCCTCCTCAACTTCAGTTTGTTGCTGATCGATTGCTTGAAAGCCCCGGACGGGTTGCCACAGCAGACAACGATATCAACGCTATCAGGAATATGGGATTGCTACCGCAAGGTTATGCAGTTAACCATTTCTTGACAGACACTGATGCGTTCTTTGTTTTGACTGACTGTCCTGATGGCTTTAAGCACTTTGAGCGTTCTCCAATATCCACCTCAATGGAAGGTGATTTCGATACTGGTAATGTTCGCTACAAGGCTAGAGAGCGTTATAGCTTCGGGTGGTCTAATCCACGCGCAGTATACGGTTCTCAAGGAGCGTAAAGCTTTGGGGGGCTTTATGCCCCCCACTTTTAAATCTGGGAATATAATAGCCCTAGCGACTGTCCCAGCAGACGCTTACGAAGACTCTAGGGCGAAACCTTTCGTAAGGAGGAAACCTGATGGCTCAGACAACCTTTTCTGGTCCAATTCGATCTTTAGCAGGTCTTATCAATGCCGGTTATAACGGAGTGGTAAGTTTAACTGCTGACACAACTCTTACTGTTGCTGCCCATGCTGGCAGACCGCTTCTTTGTAATGATGCGGATGGTAAATTTACTCTCCCCAGTATTGTTGCAACAGAGCCAACAGATAAGGGAGACCCTAATCAAACAGCTAATCTAGGCGCACAATTTACTTTTATAGTAGTAACTGCTGCGACTGATATGGATATTTTAACTGACGGCACTGATAAATTTGTAGGTGGCTTATACACTGGTGTTGATGACGCTACAGGTAAAACATTTATTTCTGGTGCATCTAACGATGTCATTACCCAGAATGGTTCTACTAAAGGCGGATTAGCTGGAAGTATTGTTCGAGTGACTGCTGTAGCAAGTGCTAAATATGCTGTAGAAGGATTAATACTTGGCTCAGGCACTATAGTAACTCCGTTTGCAGACGCTTAATACAGGAGTGAATTGATATGGCTACTCGTATCACGGGCAACGATGTAAAAACTGCAACAGTTACGGCTGATGGAGCATTAGTGGATCACCCTTGCAGATTGCGAGGGTTGATCGTTGCTGGCGGTAGTTCAGATGGCTCTGTTATTTTTTATGATAACGATAGTGCAGCCAGCGGAACTGCGTTATTAACTCTAGGAGTTAATGCCAATACCAATGAAACATTGAATATTCCTGATCAAGGAGTATATGCATCGAATGGTATTTACGCGGATGTCACTAATGTGGATCGTGTAACTATCTTTGTTTCATAGGAGAAGCTATGGCGACATCAGGGTCTAGAGACTTTGAGCCAGACGTTGCAGAGTATGTAGAAGAAGCGTTTGAGCGGTGTGGACTGGAGTATCGAACAGGATATGACGGTGTTACCGCTCGGCGTTCTTTAAATTTATTATTTGCTGATTGGGCTAATCGAGGCTTAAACCAGTGGACAATAAATAATACCAATACAACATTAACCAAATCAGATACTTTTTTTGATTTAGACTCTTATACTATTGATGTATTAGATGTTGTAATCAGAACAACCTCTGGTGGTACGACTACCGATATCCAAATGGAGCAAATTTCCAGGTCAGCTTATTGGAATATACCAACAAAGACTACGGAAGCTCGCCCCACTCAATGGTATTTAGATAAACAAATTACGCCTCGATTGTATTTTTGGCCAGCGGCTGAAAACAGCACAGATGCTTTGTATATTAATCGATTGATTAGGATTGAAGATAGTGATGCTGGAGCAAATACCGTAGGCGTTCCTTTTCGTTTTTATCCTTGTTTAGCAGCGGGATTGGCTTATTACTTGTCAATTAAACGCGCTCCAGACAGAGTTCAGATGTTAAAGACGATGTATGAAGAGGAATTTGCTAGGGCAGCAGATCAAGATGAAAGCAGAGCATCTTTATTTATTGCGCCTAGTATGAGATCGAAGAGGGCGTAATGGCTTACGCTTCAGGCAAATTTGCCATAGCGATATGTGATCGATGTGGTTTTCAATACTCTTATAAATCATTAAAAAAAGAATGGACTGGTTTTAGGGTTTGCAAAGAATGTTATGAGCCTAAAGAACCTCAGTTAGAACCATTACCCCATGTGTCTGATCCTCAAGCATTAAGACACCCAAGACCAGCGGTAAGTGTTACGGCTGGTGAAGGAGTAGTAAGAACCATAAATCCTAATAGAATGACTACAGTAACCGGAGACTCCATTGGATCTGCATTTGATATGGATGCATCGACTGGAGAGATAGGAACAGTAACGGTGGTAACCACATGAGTTTTACTTACGCAACGCTTAAAACAGCCATTCAGGATTATTGTGAAACTAGCGAAACTACGTTTAATAATAACTTGTCTGTTTTTATTAAAGAGTCTGAAGAGCGGATTTTAAAAAATGTTGAAATGCCGGTGTTTAGGAAAAATGTCACAGGTAATGCGACAGCAAGCAACACTTATCTTTCTATGCCTAGTGATTTTCTTGCACCTTATAGTCTGGCTGTCATTTCTAGCAATGTTTACTACTATCTTTTATTAAAGCACGTTTCTTTTATTAGAGATTACACGCCTAATGCATCAACCACTGGGTTGCCAAAATATTATGCATTATTTGATGACACGACTTTTTTATTAGCTCCAACCCCAGACTCAGGTTATTCCTTTGAATTGCATTACAAGTATCGCCCAGCCTCATTAACTGCTGGTGCGGATGGAGGAACAACCTGGCTATCTACCAATGCTCCTGACGCATTATTGTATGGCGCATTAGTAGAGGCGGCTACTTTTCTGAAAACACCTGAAGAGGTGATGGGATATGAACAACGATTTAAAGAAGCTCTAGGTGCATTAACTCGCTTTGGAGAGGGATATGGAGTTAGAGATGAATACCGAGATGATATTAGGGGCATAGTTCAATAATGTTTGAAATAGCAGTTAAATCAAATATGGGAGATGTTGTTGTTAAAACAACAGAAAATAGAGGACTGTCTCCTGAAGAATTAGCTGAACGAGCGGTAGAGCAAATAGTAGGTATATCTGCTTCTGTGGATCCTGTAGTTAGGCAACAAGCAGAAGCGTTTAAAAGTCGCATTTATCATGTGGTTTTAGGTATTATTAAACAAGCGATTAAGAGCGATAGAACAACGCTTATTAACGAGTTTATTCAGCAGGGTCACCCAGATACTGCTGATATATTAAGGAGACTATAATGGCTATTACAACAGCTATGGCGACCTCATTTAAATCAGAGCTTTTGCAGGGAATTCATAATTTCCATAACGGTTCTGGTGGAGGAACGACTACCACTACAGGTACGGGCAATACGTTTAAGATTGCTTTGTATACCAGTAGTGCAACGATGTCAGCTTCTACCACGGCTTATGCAACCACCAATGAGGTTTCTGCAACAGGCACAGGGTACACCGCTGGTGGCAATACCTTGACTAACGTAGATCCGACTACATCAGGCACAACCGCATTGACTGATTTTTCAGATACTACTTGGTCTAGTAGCTCGATTACTGCGAGAGGAGCGTTAATTTATAATTCTTCAACTACAGCAGGGTCTGCTAACAGGGCAGTAGCGATACTAGATTTTGGAGCAGATAAGACATCGACAAGTGGTGATTTTACTATCCAGTTTCCAGCAGCAGATGCCAGTAACGCAATCATAAGAATTGCATAGGATATAGTGTGTGGCTGATGTCAAGGTTGCCTTTGATGGATGGAATTCTTCCTCTCATGGATGGGGCGAAGGAACGTGGGGTAATGGCGAAGCAGTACCTGGAGCAACAGGGACTCTTGGCACAGTCTCGATTACGGCAGACGCTAATGTCTCAGTTACAGGCGTTGCGGGAACGGGGGCTCTTGGGTCGGTTTCTGTATCCGCTGATGCGAGTGTTAGTGTATCTGGTGTATCAGGCACTGGTGCTCTTGGTTCACTTACGGTTACGGGTACGGCAACTGTTAGTCCTACGGGAGTTGCAGGCACGGGAACACTTGGGTCAGTTACGGTCTCGGCTGACGCAAGCACTTCGGTCACTGGCGTGGCAGGCACAGGAGCGTTGGGATCGGTTACGGTTACAGGGACAGCGACAGTCTCTGTCACAGGCGTGGCGGGAACAACAGCAGTCGGAACACCTACAGCCGTCACAAGCAACACAATTCCGGTCACAATGGATGCGCTTACTGGATCTGTTGGAGCGGTTACATTCGACGGGGATGCTAATGTTTCGGTTACAGGTGTGGAAGCGGCCTGTACAACGAGTGGCGTTAATGTTTGGGGGCTTATCGATGATAGCCA